ATAATGGTGCTTACATTCTTTGTGAGGTCAACGATATTGGCGACCAGGTGGCATCTTTGCTCCATTATGACCTAGAGTATCAAAATGTGCTTATGTGCTCCATGAGAGGCAGGGCCGGGCAGGTTGTGGGTCAAGGGTTCTCTGGTAAGAAGACTCAACTTGGAGTTAAAATGTCCAAGACAGTGAAGAAAGTTGGATCATTAAACCTCAAAACATTAGTCGAACAAGATAAGGTAATCTTTAGTGATTATGAGATTATTAGTGAATTGACTACATTTATTGAGAAGAGTAATTCATTTCAGGCAGAAGAAGGATGTAATGATGACCTTGCAATGTGTCTTGTCATTTATGCATGGTTAGTAGCACAAGATTATTTTAAAGAACTTACTGATCAGGATATTAGAAAGAGGTTATATGAAGAGCAAAAAAATCAAATAGAACAAGATATGGCTCCTTTTGGATTTATTGAAACTGGAATGGAAGATGAGAGTTTTGTTGATAAAGATGGTGATAGATGGTATACCGATGAGTATGGAGATCAAGGTGGTGGAATGGACTACATGTGGAACTATTTGTAAACATGGAAAACAATAAATAATTTTTAGATAACTGAGATTACGGAGAAAAACACAATGGCGACTCCTCAATTATCTCCCGGTGTACTGGTAAGGGAGGTTGATTTAACTGTAGGAAGAGCTGATAATGTACTTGATAATATTGGAGGTATCGCGGGTCCATTTCCAATTGGCCCTGTTAATTATCCAATTGATATCACGACTGAACAAGATTTAATTTCTACTTTTGGGAAACCTCTTTCCACAGACGCACAATACGAATATTGGATGAGTGCTTCATCCTATCTTTCATATGGTGGAGTCTTAAAAGTTGTAAGAACTGCTGGAACTACATTAGCAAATGCTAATGCTGGTGTTGATGTAGCTGCTGCTACAATGACTGGTACTGGTAGGATTGACAACTATGATGATTGGCAAGAAAATCATGCTGATGGTGAAGACACCAATTATACCTTTGCAGCAAAGAACTCTGGTACATGGGCAAACAATCTTAAAGTTTGTGTAATTGACGACTTTGCAGATCAAACAATTGGTATTACAACTTCTAATTTGGCTCTTGCTGGAGCAGTCCCTGGATACGGTGTTACTGCTGCTTTAGATGTTAACCTTGCTGGAGCAGGATCTACTAGTCAATTTATTGGATATATAAAAGGAATTATCACTGGTGTTACAACTGCAACTACTGGTGAAGCAAGTACAATTGATGTTAAAGTAGTCTCAAGAGTTAGTGCTGCTGGCACAGAAACAGCAATTACTTATGCTGAAGGTAATGCTGCATATTCTTTCGATACTTCTGATTCTGTTTACTTTGTAGATAATGCCGGTATCAATACTGGTCTTTCTCAGACTCTTGCACCTTATACGCCTGCAACTGCTGTTGACTGGTATGATCAGCAGAAACTTGGAATCACCAATGGAACCATGTATTGGAAGTCCATTGCTCCACGTCCTACAACCAATAAGTATTCTCTAGATCGTAATGGTAAGAATGATGCAATTCACGTTGTAGTTGTTGATGATGATGGATCTATTACTGGAGTTACCGGAAGTCTTCTTGAAAAGCATGTAAGTCTTTCTAAGGCTAAGGATTCTATTTCAGCAGTCAATGCACCACAGAAAATCTGGTATGAGCAATTCATTGCTGATTTCTCAGATAATGTTTACGCTGGTGGTAATCCTGGTGCTGCACATGACACTTATTGGAATACTACTCCACAAGCAAGTGGATTCTCAACTACCTATACAAAAGTTACAACTGGAGATGGTCTCTGGGGTCTTGATGCACAAGGCGTAACTTATAATGTAATTGGTAATAATACTTACACTCTTACTGCTGGTGTTGATTACTCTGCCAATAAGGGTATGGCTGCAGAGTTAGGAGATTTGATGACCTCCTATAATGAGTTCAGCAATAGAGATGATGTTCAAATGGACTATCTCATCATGGGTCCTGGTTTATCTGGTAAAGAGGATACACAGGCAAAAGCAAACCATCTTCTTTCTCTAGCAAATAGTAGAAAGGATTGTGTTGCTACAGTTGGTCCACATAGGTCTGATTTGGTTGGTGTTACTAATGATGATACACAAACCACAAATCTAGTTAACTATTTTAGTCCTCTATCATCCACATCTTATGGTGTCTTTGATAGTGGTTATAAGTACACTTATGATCGTTTCAACAATAAGTTCCGTTGGATTCCAACCAATGCTGATGTTGCCGGTCTAATGTGTCGTACAAACATTATTGCTTATCCTTGGTTCTCACCTGCAGGTCAACAGCGTGGTATTATTAACAACGCTATTAAACTTGCATATAACCCAAGTAAAGCACAGAGAGATATCTTATATCCTTTGAGGATTAACTCTGTTATTACTCAACCTGGAATTGGAACACTTCTCTTTGGAGATAAGACGGCACTTGGTTATGCATCTGCATTTGACCGTATTAATGTTCGTCGCTTGTTCCTCACAGTTGAGCAAGCACTGGAGAAAGCAGCAGAAGCACAACTCTTTGAACTCAATGATGAGTTAACAAGAGCAAACTTTAAGAACATTGTTGAACCTTATTTACGTGATGTTCAAGCAAAGAGAGGTCTTTATGGATTCCTCGTTGTTTGTGATAGCACGAATAACACTCCTGATGTTATTGATAACAATGAATTTAGAGCAGACATCTTCCTGAAACCTGCTAAGGCTATCAACTACGTAACTCTTACTTTCGTTGCGACGAGAACTGGAGTATCGTTTGAAGAAGTTGCTGGTACTGTTTAATAAATTCACACAATAAATAACTAAGGAGGACTTAAAAAACAATGGCACACTCTATTCAGGATTTTAAATCAACGTTACTTGGAGGCGGTTCACGCCCCAATTTATTCCAAGTAGATTTGACCGATGTACCTGGTGAAGGAATTGACGCAGAAAAAATGTCAGTACTTTGTAAGGCAGCATCATTACCTGCTTCAAACATTGCACCTATTGAGGTTCCTTTCCGAGGAAGGATCTTCAAAGTTGCTGGAGACAGGACATTTGACACTTGGACACTTACTGTAATTAATGATACTGATTTTGCAATCAGGAATTCTTTTGAAAGTTGGATGCAAGTCATTGCTCAAATGGCTGATGCTAGTGGAGATACTAATCCAGCAGATTATCAAAGAGAAGCAGTTGTTAAGCAATTTACACGTCAAGCTTCTGCACTTGGAGATGTAACTGGATCTGGTTTGGAAGTATCCAAGCAGTATAAATTCCACGGTATTTTCCCAACTAATATTTCTGCAATTGACCTTTCTTATGATACTGGTGATACAATTGAAGAATTTACAGTAGAACTGCAAGTTCAATATTTTGAACCATTTACAGGTGAGAATTGATCGCATAAATAGATTAGCGATCAAGATAAAAAAATAAATCATGCCTAAGTTATTTGGATTCACTATCGAAGATGGCGAATCACAATCACCCACTACTCTGTCACCTGTTCCTCCCTCTAAGGAGGATCAGAGTGATCATTATTTGAGTAGTGGGTTTTTTGGTTCCTATGTTGATATTGAAGGTGTTTACAGAACTGAATTTGATCTGATTAAAAGATATCGTGAGATGGCTCTTCACCCAGAATGTGATAGTGCTATTGAGGATATTGTTAACGAAGCAATTGTATCGGATATAAATGATAGTCCAGTAGAAATTGAATTATCTAATCTTAATGCTAGTGATGGTATCAAAGATAAGATTAGAGATGAGTTTAAATATATCAAAGAATTGCTTGATTTTGATAAAAAATCGCATGAAATCTATAAAAATTGGTATATTGACGGTAGATTGTATTATCATAAGGTAATTGATCTTAAAAATCCAGAAGCAGGAATACAAGAATTACGTTATATTGATGCATTGAAGATGCGTTATGTACGTAGGAATAAGAAAGAATCTCAAGATAGGTATCAAAGACCAAGAAATAATCTTGGAGTAGATCAAGAGAATCCAATGGATTTTGAGTTTCCTCAAATTGAGGAATACTTTGTTTATAATCCAAAGTTACAATCTCCTATCGGAAGTCCTATTCAATCAACTACTACTGCAGGTGCGAATGCTGGTATTAAATTTACCAAGGATTCGATTACATATTGCACCTCTGGACTGGTTGATAGGAATAAGGGATCAACACTTTCATATCTTCATAAAGCAATTAAGGCTCTCAATCAACTTAGAATGATTGAGGATAGTCTTGTTATTTACAGACTATCAAGAGCACCAGAAAGAAGGATTTTTTATATTGATGTAGGTAATCTACCAAAAGTTAAGGCAGAACAATATCTTCGTGATGTTATGATGCGTTATCGTAATAAGTTAGTATATGATGCTAACACTGGTGAGATTCGTGATGATAAGAAGTTCATGAGTATGATGGAAGATTTCTGGCTACCACGTAGAGAAGGTGGTAGAGGTACGGAAATCACTACTCTTCCGGGTGGTCAAAACCTTGGAGAGATTACTGATATCAAGTATTTCCAAGACAAACTCTATAGATCACTTAATGTTCCTACTACTAGAATTGGTGGTGATGGTGGATTTAATCTTGGAAGGTCATCAGAAATTCTAAGAGATGAAGTTAAGTTTAGTAAGTTTGTTGGACGCTTGAGAAAGAGATTCTCGGCAATGTTTAGTGATATGCTTAAGACTCAATTACTTCTTAAGAATATCATTACTCCTGAAGATTGGGAGATTATGAATGAGCATATCCAATTTGACTTCATTTATGATAATCATTTTGCAGAACTCAAGGAAACTGAACTTCTTACTGAGAGAATTAATATGGCTACCTTAGCAGAACCATATGTGGGTAGGTATTACTCTCAAGATTATATAAGACGTAAGATTCTTCGTCAGACTGACCAAGATATTATTGACCAGGATAAGATCATTAAGAAAGAAATTAAGACAGGAGTTATTCCTGATCCTAATGCTCCTATTGACCCAGAAACTGGTCAACCTTTAGATCTTGGTGCACCTGTTCAAGAACCTGAAGTAGATGTTTCAATTATGGAACCTTCGGCAAAAGAAGTAAAAGGTGCCGAGATCTGATAAATACTCAAAATTGTACTATTTAATGCTATGCCTGAAGTAACTAATGCTGATTTAATGGATATGATGGCTTCTGATGAGTCGCCATCTGGAATAAGTGACAAGATTAAAGATATTCTTTTTGCTAAGAGTGCTGAAAGAATTGATACCATAAGACCTGATGTAGCTACTAATATGTTTGGTCAAGATGAACCTGAAGAGGAACCAGAAGTAGAAACAGAAGTAAGTTCTGAACCAGAATCAGAACCTGAAGATGAAGAATAACATCTATTTATAAATAACTTAAGAATCCTAGTATACATCGACGGAATGAATAATGGCTCATAATCCTGTAGGAATTTGTACCTCAATTACGACTGGTACATCCAATCAAGTTTCATCGGTATTTGCTCATCAATCTGATAGTTTGAGAGTCACTGCTTTGACCAAAGGTGCTCATATTGGTATTGGCACCAGTACTGTTATTGCAACTCCAGCAAATTATTTTGTTGCTGCGGATACGACGGAAGTCATTAATATTGGCAAACCTAGATCACAAAGAATTGTCGGTGTTAGTAGTGGAACCACAACCACATTGACAATACCAGAAGGTGAAGGATCTCAATTCCTTGTTGGAGATTCTGTTTCGTTTAGTGTGGGTGGTAATTCAGCTTATGATATTACTGAGAAGATTGTAACATCAGTAACTAATGTTAATCCAACTGGTGGAGTATTCAATCAAACCGTTGTTATTGATCATGATTCTGATGTTGATGGATATCCTAATACAACAAGAGATGGTCTTCCATATAATGCATACTTGAGAACTTCTTTTAGAGTTGGTACATTAGGTCTAGGAGCTGGATCTGTTTATGCACAACAAGTACAAGTTAGCGGAGACTCCTGATGAAACTCATTAGAGAAGAAATCGAATCTGTAAAGTTCATTACTGAAGGAAAAGGTGACAAGAAGTCTCTTTATATTGAAGGAATTTTTCTACAAGGAAACATCAAGAACCGCAATGGTCGGATGTATCCCATGGAAACTCTTCAAAAAGAAGTAGCTAGATATAATGAGTCTAATATTTCATCTGGTAGAGCACTTGGAGAATTAGGTCATCCTGATGGTCCAACTGTCAACCTTGATAGAGTTTCACATAAAATTATTTCTTTGAGAGAATCTGGTTCTAATTTTATTGGTAAAGCAAAGATTCTTGAGACTCCTATGGGTCAAATCGCTAAGTCCTTGATTAATGAAGGTGTAAAACTTGGCGTTTCTTCAAGAGGTATTGGTTCACTAAAACCAACCAAAGAGGGATTTAATGTTGTAAGTGATGATTTCCAGTTAGCAACTGCTGCTGATATCGTTGCTGATCCATCTGCACCTGATGCTTTTGTAGATGGAATCATGGAAGGAAAAGAGTGGGTCTGGGAAGGAACTTCTTTGAGAGAAAGACTTGCTGCAGATACAAAGCGTCAAATTAACGATCTTGTAGA